CGGTCATCCCAGCCAATGCGGCATCCCATTCCAGACCGCCCAGAATGTCGCCAATCTGCGCCTGTAGCTGCGCCTGTAGTTGCTGCATGGCTAGTGCGCGCTGTTCTTCCGCAGTGGCAAGCTGTTCCTCGGACGCGCCCAAGTTCGCCAACTGCGCCGCGTACTCGTCCCACTGCCTGCCGAACTCGGCCATCTGCCGCTCGAACTCGGTCATCCCAGCCAATGCGGCATCCCATTCCAGACCGCCCAGAATGTCGCCAATCTGCGCCTGTAGCTGCGCCTGTAGTTGCTGCATGGCTAGTGCGCGCTGTTCTTCCGCAGTGGCAAGCTGTTCGGCCGTGGCTCCATTCGCCGCAAGCCTTGCAGTCAGGTCATCGTAGTACCGGGTCAGTTCCGCAACGGCACGCTGGGCACCAGACAAGCCGTCGAGATAAAGCGCCCATGCATTACTGTCTAGCGTCTGCTGCAGCTCAGTTTGTACCTGAGCCAAGCGTTGCGCTTCCTCAGCGGCAGCGCGTGCTGCGGCTTCAGCCGCCTCGGCTTGCGCCTGAGCAGCGGCTTCGGATGCGGCAGAACGAATAAGCGCAAGCTGCTCCTCGGTTGCCCCGAGCGCAATCGCTTGGGCAATGTAACCATCAAATTGCCTCGTCAGCTGCGCAAGTTCGGCATCCAGTTGGGACATACCAGCAACCGCCGCATCCCATGCGATGCCATCAAGCAAACTACTCAAGCTGGCCACGCGCTGAGCCTCAGCCTGGGCCAGTGCCTGCGTGCGCTGGCTTTCCAGTGTGGCCAGTTGCTCCGCTGTCGCGGCATTCGCCAGCAAGGTTTCACGGTGCTCTTCGTACGCGCGATTGATCTGTGCCACCGCGCGCTGAGCGTCGGTCACACCCGCCGCAGCAAGCTCCCATGCGTTGTTGTCGAGTAGGCCTGTCACCGTTGCAAGCTGGTCTGCGGTCTGTGTCACCACAGTGCCGACGTCGCCCATGGCTGCGTTCAGTGCGTCCGTGGCATCGATCACAATGCCCAAAGCCGCCGCCGCCTCAAGCCATTCAACAACCGCCTCGGCGCTGAGGGTTGGCAGTGCATTCTCGAACAACTCGCGGAACGCCTGTGTGCCGCCTTCGCCGGTGAATTGGGTGTAGTCCATCCCGATGTCGCCGAACTCGCTGGCTGCACTGGCTTGTGCCTGCGTCAACATGTATTGCGCGCGCTCAGCCTCGGTGTAGAACCGATCAAAGTACGCGCCCCATAGCGCCTCGGCGCGATCCAGCCCGCCCGCCGCATCCGTGATCGCCGTGGCCAGCCTCACGATATGCTCGCGCGTGCCGTCGATCTGTACGCCAGACATGTCCAGCGCCTGATCGAGCAAGGCCGTGCTCGTGGCCACCCGCGCATAGGTCTCGACCAGGGTCTCACTGCCGACGCCCAATTCTTCGACCAGATTGGTGATCTGGGTCAGCGTGCCGCCTTCGCCAAGCAAGCCGGCGCCGTGCTGAATGTCCGTGGCGGCCAGCAACAGGAATTGCGCGCCCTGCGCCAGTAGCTCGGCGTCGTGACGCCAGCGTTCGGCGATGGCTGAGGCTTCGCCCATCGGTTGCGGTGTGGACGGCCCGGCGCCAACACCAGGACCGCCGCCGCCGCCGTACTCGGGCAAGGTGTAGTCGATAGGCCCACGGATGCCTGCAATGCGCGCATTCGCGCCCGCGATCATCGCGCCGACCGTGGCCTCACCAACCGCCTGCACTTGGGTGCCGAGGGCGGCGTCGATATTGGCAATGATGTTTTCGGCTGCGATGCGCTGGGTGAACACCTCCCAGCTCTCGGCATAGGTGCGCCCAAGGATCGTTCCCGCCTCGCTGGTCAGCTTGCCGTCCTTGTCGAACGACTGCTTGAAGCTGGCGGCCACCGATGCGGCCGATTCCAGCCCCAACACGCGCGCGGTTTCGGCATTGGCATCGACGATGGCCTGCCAGAACGCCTCGATATTCTTGATCGTCTCGGCATCCAGCGCGCCGCGTTCGGTCCAGCGTTTGCTTGAGCGCAAGAAGCCGCCCTTCTGGTAGATGTCCGCCCACTGGTCGCCGCTGATGCCGCCCGGTCCAAACGAGTACTGCGCACCTGATCCGGTGATCTCCGGCGCGCGATGGCCGAACACCCGCGTGACCAGCGAGCTACCGCCCAACACTGACGCCCACTTGTCGGACAGCCCCAACTTGCTCAGTAGGCCGGTGGCGAACTGGGTGATGATCTTGCCGGCGAAGTCCCAGCCGCCGCTGCCCATGCCATCGCCCTGCACCGTGCTGCCCCACGGGGTTTGTACCGATCCGCCGTCAGGCCGGTAGCCGTGCTGCCAGCTCAACAAGTTGGCGACCACGGCGGCAGCGATCCAGCCACCGAGCGCGCCTGCGCCCATGCCGCCCGCACTGGTCGCGCCACCTGCGCCTGTGCCGTAGCCAGTACCGCCCGCAAGCACGCCATACGATCCAGTCGAGCCTACGCCGGTGTACGCCGCGAACGCGCCTGATCCGACCTGCGCGCTACCGCCCAAGCCAGCCAGCACGCCGTATCCCGCAGTGCCGCCTATGCCGCTCAGGTTGGCCGCGCCGAACAGACCTGCCCACAAGCTCTTGCCCGCACTCGCCCATGACTTCGCCGAAAACAACTGCCCGAACATCGACGTGCCACCCGCGCCACTCGCCCCACCGCCGCCAAACAACGAGCTGAAAATTGATCCGATACCCGTGCCGCCGCTGCCGGCCAGCGACAGGCCGCTCGATTTGTTGCCGAACAACGCCTGCATCAGCTTGAGCAAGCCCGACTGGATGAGCTGGCGCTTCATGTCATCAATCATCGCCTTCCACCAGCGCTTCACGCCTTGGCTGCCATCGGCAATCGCGCTGGCCAAGTCATAGGTGAAGCCCTCCCATGCGCGCGCCGATTGCTCGGCGGCCCATTGCGCCTCGCGCACGGTTTCGGCGTTGAGGTCTGCCAGATTCTTTGCATGCGTGTCGGCCGCCAGCTTGCGCAGTTCGGCCAGCTTGGCAATCTGCGCCTCGCTCATCGGCCCGAGATCGAGCCATTGCAATTCCAGATCGAGGATCCGCGCCTGCACGTCCTCGTAGTCCATCAGCGCGCGCGTAGCGCCATCGGCCAAGCCATAGGCCAGGCTGCGCAGCATGGTGTCTACCTCGCCGGTGGCGTCGGTGAGGTTTTTCGCGGCGGTGGCAAGGCTCTTGGTCTTCTTCGTCGCGCCATCTGCGCCGGTTTCGACGGACCCAAGCATTGCCTCCACACGCTGGCGCAACTCGTCGATCTCGTCTTGCGGGCCTTTGGCCATGTCGTACAGCGCAGCACCAAATGCCTTGACCCCCCCGAGCAATCCGCCTTCGCCGCCAGAAAATGCGGCACCCAGCGTGGCCATCTGCTCGCCGGTCAATTTCACCGCGCGCGCCTGCACCTCGGTCAGCGCGGCCCACGATTTTGCGATGTCGTTGTGCGCACTCTCGACGCCGGCCTGTGCCGTCTCATACGCCACGGCGATCTGCTGGCCAGCCTGCTTAATCGTGGCCATGTTGCGCGCGTTGCCGTCCGCCACCGCTTGCCATGCGCCATCGAAATCCAAGCGCAAAATCGCCGACTGGTATTCCTGTAGCGACTGGATCGAGTTGGCCAACAGCGTGCCAATGGTCGATGTCACCGTGCCCACGATGTCGGCCAGCATCGCAACGCCGTTGACGATCACCTCGACCACGTTCTTGAATGCGACGCCGGCAATCGTGACTATCTGCAAGCCGGCCGCCAGAAATTCCAGCCCGCCCGCGCTCTCGTGGCTGGCGTTGGCCTCGGCCATCAACAGCGTAGTGATACCGTCCAGCACCTGCGCCAAGCTGCCGGTGACGCCGGCGGCCTGATTGACGTTGTTGACGTACAGGCTCCATGCATTGGATACCTGACCGAGCGCTTGGCCTACCGTCTGCGGCATTTTGGTCATTTCCGCCTGCATGGCGGTCAGTTGCAGCCGCAGCGAATCGGCCACGATGTCGGCTGTCAGTTTTTGCTGCTCGGCCAACTTGCGCAGCTCGCCAACACTCACGCCCAGCGTGTCGGTCAACGCCTTGACCACACGCGGGCTGTTTTCCATCACCGATCGGAACTCGTCGCCCGATAGCACGCCGGAAGCGAACGCCTGCGCCAACTGCTGCACGCCCGCCGCCGCCGATGCAGCGGATCCGCCGGATAGCGTGACCGCCATGCTCACGGCCTCGGTGATCTCGCCAAGCTCCTGCTGCGAGATGCCGAGCGATTGACTCGACTGCGCAAGGCGCGTGTACAGCGTAGCGACCGACTCCAAGTCAGATCGCGCGGAAATCGCCACGGCCTGCACCGTCTGCTGCGCTTGCGCGTAGGCTTCGGTTGATCCTGTTGCAATGCGCAGCCGTGCGTTGAGGCTTGTCATCGCATCAGCGGTGCTCACAAGGTCACGCACCACGGCACGCACGCCGGCAAATGCGGCCCATACCGAGGCCAGATTTTGCAGGTTGCGCAACTGCGCGCTGATCGATTCAACGCCGCGCCGAGCCATTGACAAGCCTGCGGCGGCGCGCTGCCCCGCTTGTTGGCTGGTATTGCCCAGATCGCCCATCTTGGACTTGACCAGGTCAACGCTTGCGACCACTCCCGTGGCGTCAGATTTGATTCGGAGGGTAACGGTCTGATCAGCCATGTCACACCTTCCCCAGTAGTGGCATCATGTCCGGCATGAAGGCGCGTCGCATTGCATTGATCCTCGAACTGGCCGCATGGACCGCCGGCTTCGTGTGGCTGTTCAATCGACCTGGTGATGCAGGCACCAACCTGCTTGGCGGGTCGGTCATCGTGTTGGCATTGATCGGGGTACGCATCGCGCTGGCTATCATTTGCGGGGCCGTCGCATCGGTCGCCCGTGGGCTGCTCGGGCGCGATTGATCCTCACCGACCTTCCCTTGCCGACGCTTTCCGATTGCGCTCCCGCGCCACGCACGCACCCATGAAGGCCACATCGCGTGCAATCTCGGCTTGCTCGGTGCGCGGTATGCGCAGCAACCAGCACGCGGCCGCAATGGCCGCCGGGCCGATGCCTTCCCAGCAGGTTCCGCCCATGTGGCCGATGCCGGCCACCGGGCAAAGCTGGAACACCTCAACGGCGCGCACATGGCAGGCCCACATCTCAAGAATGCCTGCCGGCTCGCCTGCACCATCGTCGGCCATCGATACCTCGATGGTGCCTGCGTCATCGTCCGAGTCCTCGTCGGGCTGATCCGGTTCCGGTTCGCGGTCGCCGCTCAGCGTGAGCGCCGCGTTTTCGAGTTTCCCCGGCGGGCCTCGCCAAAGTGCTCGAAGTAGGCGGCAATGGCGGCCGGGTACAGGTAGGCGCTGGCCGGGCCGGTCAGCACGGCATCGAAGCCGTCGCCGTCGCCAAAGCCGTCGAAGCGGTCGTAAATCTCACGCAGTGCATCTTCATCGCGGCCCTCGTACTCGCCGTCGACCACGGCCACGCGCAGCTTCTCGAACTCGGCCTTGCTGCGCACCTTGGCCTGGCCGGTGAAATAGCCGGTGGCCACGGGTGACTGGATGTCGATGCGGACGGGATAGGTTTTGACCGCGGTGATCTGGATGGTTGAAACGCTCATGGTGTGTCCTCACAGGGTGGTTGAAGTGCCGTCTCTCCGGCTGTCACGTCTGGTCCGTGCTCGACGTTCGCACTTCGCCCTGTGGGGCAGGGTTATGGCGCAGCGTCGCCAAAGCCGATGTAAAACTCATCACCGCCAGAACTCGACGGGATGCAGGGGCCAGTCAGCTCGAAGCCGTCGTCGCCATCGATGTCCACCTCGTTGATGCCCTCGATCTGGCAACGCACGCCCAGCTCGCTGTAGAGGCCATCCTTGGTGTCATCGTTGTAGAGTCGATACGCGGCCGTCACGATGATGCCGTTCTTGCGGATGAACCACGGGTCGAAGTCGGCGCTGATGTCGGTGGCAGCCAGGCGCAGGGTGAAGGTCGGCACGCGGTCGGTGATGCCGGACACACTCTTTTCGGTGTACTCGCGATAGGCCAGCGCATTGCCGAAGTCGATGCGCAGCGCCTTGGCCCAGGTATGCAGATCGACCAGCGGCGTGCCGACCGAACCGGCCGTGCCGCCTTTGACCAAGGTGCCGAGCAAGCACGTCGAATTGCGCTTGCTGCTGACCACGGGCACCGTTGTGGGCAGGGTGACGGTCGGCATGACTTGCGTGGTCACCTCGGTGTACTCGCCCTGCAGCGACGCTTGGCCGGTGAACCGCTGGCCGATCTCGATCCCGAGGCTGCTGAGGTTGGCGCGTGCGCCCAGCACCTTGATCAAACGGCGGACGTGATACCAGTACGCCGTCGCGCTCGGAATGCCGGTGCTGATCGGGTTGTAGCGCGTGGTCTTGGTGGCCAGCACCTTGGTGGCCGCCATCCCTGCCGGAAACAACACGCGATCACAGAACGCGTCCGAGGTGCTAACCGCACCCGGCGTGGCCGGTGGGTACAGTTCGAACGTGCCTTCGATGGTGGCGCGGTGGTTGGCGGTGGCGAACGAGTTTCCGCCGAAAAACGGGCGGTCCTCGTTGCGTTCGATCTTGTCGAACTCGGTGGAGCTGGATCCGTCGAAAAACCGGAACCCATCGGTGGCCGGCACCGGCAGGCTGTCCGTGCCCTCGGTAGCCTCGGCCTTGATGAGCAGGGCGCGCTTCTTGAAGAAATCGAGTGCTGGCTGTGCCATGGCGTGTTACTCCTTGGTGGTCTTGCTGCGTGGGGTGTTGGCTGGTTTGTCGTCGGTCGCAGGCTCGGCCGGCGCGGGCGGTGGCGCATCGGGCATCAGTCGCTTGCCCTCGACGCGGTAGCCGCGTGGATCGCCAGCGGTGGGAAATGGCGCGGTGGTGAAGGGATTGCTCATGGCTGCTCCTGATCGCGGTAATGGGTGCGGAAGATCACTTGGCGGGTCAGTTGCCCGCCGAAGAACTTGTCGGCCCCGCTGTGGCTGACCCACAACGGCTCAAACGGTGGCGCCGGTGACCAATCGCGCAGCGCAGTGCGCACCGCGCGCTCGATGCCTTCCATCATTGCGGCCACCTTGGCGCCGGTGCTGTCGCCCACATGCCGCGCCCACAGCACCACGTTGATCGTGGCCGTCATGGGTTGGGCGTAGTGCTCGGCAAAGTCGGCGGGATCGCGGCCGGTTTCTTCCACCAGCACATAGGCGGCCGGCACCGCACGCGGCGGCGAATCGATGGCGGCCTGCAAACCGGCTGCGCCTTCGACGATGCGCAGTTCGGGCAGCGCGGCCAACCGCTCGATGACGGCGGATGCCGGAAAAGGGCCGGTGAGGCTCATGCCAGCACCTCCAACCCCACCATCTCCACCGTGACCGGCGCTGTCGCATAGACGCCATGCCCCCGGCCACCCGCGCTGCCGAAAACGATGCCGATGTTGGCACTGTGCGCAATGGCATCGGCAAACAGGCGCGCATTCTGGCCGCCGTAAACGTCGCCCCACTGCGACGGGGTGAACGTCACTGTGATGACGTGCTCGCCCGGCGTGAGCGGGATTTGCTGCGCGCTGTACCAGCGATATGACGCCATCTCGCCGCGTGCGGTCCAGTCATCACCGCGTCGCTGGATGAGCAGTGAGGCCGTGGCCTGCGCGTCGGGTCGCTCCTGCGGGATGCATGGGCCTCCTGCCACGCGCAGGCGCACGGTGATCGTTCCGCCCACACGGATCGGCGGCGGCTGGAAGTTCTGGACGTAGTGCAAGTGGCTGGCCGGGTTGGTCGGTATCGCAATGCGCCAGCCGCTTGCGGTCGGCACGAGGTCGCGCTGGCTCATGCCCGGCGAGTAGCCGATGGCCCAGCCGCGTGCGTTCGGCGCGGGCTTGGGCGCATCGCCCTTGCGCTTGCCGGATCGGCTGGCGATCACCGCGCCGATCACGACGAGGGCAATGATCCAGAGCGCGCCGATGCTCATCGGTTGCGATCCTTGCGTGCAGACTCAGCCAAAGCGAAAGCCATGAAGGCGAAAACCGCAGCGAGTAGCGTCAGGATGAGGCTGGTGATGAACTCGATCATGCCGTCACCACGTCGGTCAGCGGCACGCGATACCACGCGCTGCCCTTGCGCACTACGAGGCATCCTGTGCCTGTGCCAGCGCCCTCACTGCCGTTGCGACCATTGGTCACATAACGCACCGTGCCCGCAGGCGCGGTCGCGGGGAGGCCGGCAACCGTGGTGCCGGTCAGCTCCACTTGGTAGGTGTACACGCTTTTCCAGCGCGCCCACGATGCGCCGCAGAACTGCGTGTTGTCGGCGGTCGGCATCACCGCGCAATGCCACGTGCCGCCGCCGCCATTTTCGTACCAAGCGGCACCGGGCTCGCTCCGCGACGATGCCAGCCGCAGCATCGTGGTGTGGATCGTGATCTCGCACTCACCACCCCCCGGTGCGGGTGGAGGGCCAATCGTGATGCCCAGATTCCGGTCCCATGGGATTTCGGGATAATTAGTCATCGGCCCACCGCGCAGGATGTCGCCGGTCAAGCCTGATGTCGTATCCATCGCTTGGATCGCGCCGGTCATCACGCCACCACTGAGCGGCAGCGCGCCGATCGCAGCACAGGCGGCTGTGCCCGATACGGCTTTGACCAAGGCGCGTCCCGTGGCGGTGCTGTCGCTGATGTCCGCAGCCACGTGCGCGTGAGCCGTGGGCGTGCGTGCATCGCTCAGACGTGGGTCCGTCGTGCCCACCGCGCCCGTCACATCAGCCACCGTCAAACTCGGTATGGGATGCACGTGATCGGCGCGGCTCGCCTCGGTGCTGACCCCCGGTGCAACAGTGCCAAGTGGCGCGGGTGGGGCGTCGGACAAATTGCCACCTGTCGGCCCAGCCGGCCCAGCCGGGCCGCGCGGGCCGCGCAACTGGCTATGGGCCAGCCGGTGCACGCGCGTGGCGATGCGCAGGATGGTGTCGGTCATGGCAGCACCTTGCGGGCCAAGTCAATGGCAAAGGTCGGGCTGGTTTCCACCGTGCCATCCGGCCAGGTGTAGGTGATGTCAGACACCAGCCGCGCGGGCGACACGAGCGCAGTCTGCGCCGGGGTGGCGGTCAGTGCGGCCAGGGTGTTGTGGCCTTGGTCATCAGCCACGAGTGCCACGGCGCAGTTCCAGGCCAAAGCTCCGGCTGCCGTGCGCACGGCGCTGGCAATGCCGATGTCATCCAACACCTGCGGCACGCCGTCCACGTCGAGCGAGACGATCACCTCGTAGCTGTCGCCGGGCTTGATCGCGATGATCGGTGTCATGGCGTGCGCTCCACGTTGTCGGCCTCATCGCGGCCCAGCCACGGGAACAGCGGCACGAACAGGTCTTCGCGCGTGAGCGCGAACCACAGCAGGCGCACCTTGTTGATGCGGTTGCTGGTATCGGCTGGCGCACGCTGCGGGCGGGCGATATGCCAGGCGACCAGCAGGCCGAGTAGTGAGAATGGCAGGAGGATGAGGGCGAGTGCGGCAAGCATCACAAGCCCTCCAAGGTGGTGCGGGTAAACGCACGCGGCTGGCTGGTGATGCGCACGGCGCCGCCATCGGGTGCGGCCGGGTCGAGGGCCAAGGGGTCGCCCGCGCCCAGGCTCAGCTTTCCCTCAGCGATGAGGTCGAGGGCGCGGATGGCATCGCGGTAGTCGCGCTCGATGCGGCCGGTTTCTTCGGTGGTGCGGTCACGCTGGCGGTGGAGGTGGTAGCGGGTGATGGCCCGTGCCCACACCACCAACACGGGAAACTGCACCGGGTCCATCGGCGGTGTGTAGCCACGCACCCGCAAGCGCGCATCCACTTCACCCGTGCCCTGGTCGCAGAACCTGCCAATGCTGGCCAGCACGTCCTGTGCTGCGGCCACGTCCGCTGGCAGCCATGCGCTGGTGTCGCCACCGGCGATGACGGCGGCCAGCAACGCGGGCTCGGTGCCGTAGAGCTCGGAAAGCTCGCGCAGGGCATCGTTGCCGTCGGCCAGATTGGCAGGGGTGACGTAGCTCATGGCTTGTTTTTGGCCTTGGCCTTGGTGGGCTTGCCGTCGGCTTCCGGCGCGTCATCGGTGATGACCAGCGCCGGTTCGGCACGGATGGCCGCCCACTGCGCGGCATCGAGCGTGGCCGGGTCGATCTCCACGCCTTCGCGTGTGAAGTGGATTCCAGCGCGGCGGAAACCGCCTTCAAACTTGGTTTTCACAATCATGGTGCGTTCCTCGGAAGGGCCGGCGCCGCAGCGCCGGCCGGGTGCATCAGGTCAACCATGGCGTGGCCACCAGCTCGGCACTGCCGGCCCACTCGTTGCCGCCGTTTTCGTCCTTCACCAGCAGCTTGCGGCCTGCGCCTTCCAGTACGGGCGGCACCACCAAGGTGGTGGGCGTGATGCCCAGCGGGCGGCCACCATCGGCCTTGAAGGCCTGCATCGCGGCACGTGCGGCGGCGTAGTTGGCAGCGGTCAGCGGCTGGTTGCTGGCATAGGCCAGTTGCCAGAAGCCATAACCCACGTTGCCGCGGCTATCCGCGCCAAAGCGGAACTGGTTGTTGGTGAACACCTGCTCATCATCCAGCTTGGTCATTGCCGTCAACACCGGCGCTTTGCGCTGCTGGTAGATGATCGGCTTCAAGGCGCGGCCGGTGTCCAGCAGATACCAAATCTTGCCGGTCGGGCGCGCGGTCAGGTCCACATCGTGGTTGGCGGTGCTGACGGCCGTGCCGGTGCCATCGGCATTGGGGTACACCGGGTGATCGCTGTCGAAGAAATACTGGCCGTCGTAGCACAGCGTGCTGCGGCCATCGGCAAGCGCCTTGAACACCATCTCATCGGGTTGGGCCTTGGCGGCGCGGCCCATCTCGGCAAACAGCGGGCTGTACACGCCCACGTTGTCATCCTCGATGTCGGTGCGCAGCACGCCCACGGTGGATTCCCAATTCTTGTTGGTGATGCTGTAGCCGCTGGCTGCAATGTCCTTGACCGTGCGCGTGCCTACCCATTCGCGGAAGGCGGGGAACTGGCCAAGCCAGGCATAGGTGCTGGACTTGGTGGCGCTCGGCACCACGGTGGCGACCTTTTCGAACTGGGTTGGGGTGTCGGCCAGGGCCTGCTGGAATTCGCGGCGGTAGCCGACGAACAGAGCCTGTACCAGGGCGGAAGAAAGAATGGCCATATCAGTGTGTCCTCGTCAGGTCAGACCGCACGCGCGGCAGTGAAATCGGCTTGGCTGATGCCCAGCAGACGGCAGGCTTCGGCCTCGGCCGCATTGAGCGCAGCAGGCTTGCCCGTATCGGGCTGGCGCGTGCCAAGGCCCGAGGCGCCGCCAATCTCCGGCGCGGCCGCGCAGAAGGCGCGGAAGCGTTCCAGCCCTGCCGCATCGGCGCAGCTGGCGCGATGGTAGGCCTCGGTGGCTGGGGTGATCTTGCCGGCGGTGAGTGCCTCGCCGATGGCGGTATCCACGGCGGCCTGATGCGTGGCCGCGTCGCGCGCCTGGATGGCGTTCTCGGCATTGGTGGCGCGGGCGACCAGGGCGTCGTAATCGGCGCGGGGCACGTAGCGGTCGAGTGAAGGCTGGGCCTTTTCGGCATTCAGCGCGCGGGCGCTGGCGTCATCGGCGGCGGCCTTGATGGCGTTGATGGCGGTGGCGACGGCATCATCGGCCGCGTCGGCCGCAAGGCCCAGCGCAGTCATGATCGCCGCAACGAGTGCTGCGGATCGGTTCATCGGTGATTCCTCACGGTGGTTGAGCGCCTGCAAATGCAGGTTGGGGGAATTGGTCAGCCCGGCGGATACCAGGCGCGACACGCGGCCGGTCGTCGGGTCGTAATCAAAGGCCGGCGACAGGTAGCGGTATTCACGGGCGGAAACTTCATTGCGGCCGCGCTCGGTCCACGTCACCGCGCCCCATAGCGACCCATCCTCGATGGATAGCGATTCGATCCAGCCGGCCGCGGGCGATTCCTCACCCTTGGGGGCTTTCAGCTCGTTGGCGTGGTTGCGGTCGATGGGCAAGGCCACGCGGCCGGCAGCGAACGCGGCCAGCACCGCTGCGGCCGATTCGGCATCGAACGTCCAGGCGCGGCCATCGCGGCCGGTGATGCGCGGCCCGGCCGGGATCAACTGCACCCGCTCGGGCGCGCCGACGGCGGTGGCGGGCAGTTCAATGCAAAGGGCGAGCGTGGGTCGTGTCATGCCGCCAGCATCGGGCGCGGGCGGAATGCATCGGTGAGGAAGCCCTCCCCCGCGTTTCGGGGTGGATTTCGGGCAAAACAGGGCTCAGACGGTCACAGCCGCGTCGCGCTCAATTCAAACTCGTTCAAACCCCGTTTAAAACCGCGCAGGAGCCGATCCAATGGACAGGGTGGCACGGTGACCGCACTCAGACGCCGCCTGAGCCGCCCAGCGCCGCTCAGGCGGTTTTGGGAAAATCAGCCCTTGATGGCTTTTTCGAGGTGCCGAGTTGCCAGCTTGGTGATGATCCCCTGGTCGGCGACGGACAAGCCCAAGAACGGCCGCGCCGGGATATCTGCCCAGGGTGTCTTCCCGCCGGCGAAGCTGTGCTTGGCGGCGCCGAACTGCTGCACGCCGGCGTACACCATCGGGCTACCGATCTCCACATAGTCTGAGCTTGCGCGGTAGTTGATGGTGGTCGATAGCGCGCGGGTTTCGCCGATCAGTGGTTTCTTGCCGGCCAGCCGCGCCGCGCCGGATTTGGTCACGCGGCCTTTCTTGTCCAGCCCGCTCTTGTACTTGCCAGCCAAGTTCACATAGGTGGATTCCGCATTGGGCGCCCAGCGTGATCCATCGGGCGCGGTGCTGGTCTGGAATCGCTGCTTGGTGGTTTCGGTCAGTTGCTCGCCAAGCTCTTGCATCAAGGGGCGCATGTTCGTTGCCGCGTCGCGCAAGCGCACGAACAGGGCTTGGGTTTCGGTGTCGATCACTTCGATCTTGATCACGGCTATACTCCTTGGCAGCAGCGTCGTGGCATGCCTGTCGTCCGGCTCATACCCGGGAACGTTTAGGACGTGGACCAAAGCGGGTCATGACGCTGCGATCTTCTTGATCCAAAAAGACAGCAGCGCAAGCGACTTGCGCCCGCCGCGAATCTCCCACACCGACACAAACTCCTCATCGCCGAAGCGGCGACGCATAAGTATGACCGGCTGCCCGGTGGACCAGCCGACACCAGCATCCTCGACCGCATCAGGATTGGACAGTATCTGTGGCAAGCGGGCGTAATCCGCTGCGGTGACGGCACGCTGGCCGCGCCTCGATTCCACTGCAGCATCCCCGTGCTTGCTGAGGACGTGACCCACTACGCTGCGATCCATCGCATAGTCGAATCCCGCCACGGCCCGCCCCGACAAGTGCTGCACCATCGCCGCCTGTTCGGAGGTCAGCAGCCCCAATGTTCGATACGGCGGCACGTCCAAGTTATCGCGCCCCTCAAGAATGCGCTGCGCATACAGCCGCGTGTCGGTCGCCACCGATGGCAGTGCGCGATAGGCCTGGGCCAGCGCATCGCGTTGTGCTTCCGGCACGCCCTGCATGTACGCCTTGGCCAAGGTGTAATCCCAGTGCTGGGTTTTGGCTGCCATCTGTGCCACGGCATCACTGACCGTGTCGCCGGGCGCATAGTCCCAGCCCTTGCCGATGCCGATGGGCGCGCCGGTCTTGGGGTCGATGGCTTGCCAGTCATCGGGCAGGGATTTGTTCGGATCGCCGCCCAGCGCCGTGGCATCCTCAGGATTGCGCAGGCCCACCACGCGGCAGCTGCAGCCCCAGCCATTGGGTGGGTAGTGCGCTTTCCAGAATGGATGGTCGGCGGGTAGCACCAACCCATCCCACGCAAGGTGTTGCATGCGCGGCTCCACGCTGTCGCCATGCTTGTACAGGTAGTGCGTAAAGCCACCATCGCGCAGTTGCGCCAATCGCCCTGCGGCGTAGCTGGTGGCGATATTGGTGCGGTAGATGGTGCGTGTGCGCCAGTTGACCTCGCCGTTGTAGGCCCATCCATGCTTGGCCACGATGGCCTGAAAATCCTTGCGGAATGCCTCGATGCCCACGCCCTCGGTGACAGCACGATCCACGGCGGCGCCAAGGTCGGCAAGCAAGTCGGCCGATTGCGCACCGGCCACCATGAAGCCACGGTCGTGCGCTGCGCGCAGCATGTCGGTCCATGTGGCGGTCGGCACGAGGTTGCCCAGCTTGGCGCGAAAGAACGCCACCTGCTCGGCAAACGGGCGCTTGAGCACGCCCGCAATGGCAGGGTCGCGGTTGGCGGTATCAGCCACGCGGCGACTCCTGCTCGATGTCGTAGCGGCCGGCCAATTCGGCCGCAGCGCTGGCCATGGCCATCACCTCGGCCAGTTGCTCCAGTGGCAGGCCGGTATAGGCCTCATCCAGCGCCGTGCGCAGGCTGGCCATGTCTGGCGCTTCCTCCACCAATTGCTGTATGTGGGCAATGATCGTGTCCCACGCGGTGCCGGCCTGCGCATCCAAGGCGTTGGCCAGTGCCGTGATTGGGGTCGCGGACGGTTCCACGCTGTCGCCCTGCACATTCATCGCCCGATTGAACGCCATGGGCGCGGGGTTTGACGGGGCTTTGAGCAGGGCCGCACCGGGGTCGGGATCGGGCAGGCCCAGCTTGTCGCGGATGATGGATTGCTCCACCTCCATGCCCAGCGGCACCAGTTTCTCCAGCGCATTCACCAACAGCTCGGTGTTTTCAGGTTTAGGCACCACCAGCTGCAGGCGCGGATAGTCACCGGGAGTGAAATTGAGGTCGCAGAACGGCTGCACCAACTGCGCTTGCAGGGTGTTGCTGAGCGCCCGCGCGTCGGCGGTCATGATGTCCAGGCGCACGATCTGGTGTACTTGGGCTTGGCTCAGGGATGCGCCGTCGTCGGCGGTCATGGTCTGGCCGAGCACGCCCTTGCTGATTTGCTTGTCCCAGAACTCCGACAGGGTTTTGAAGAACTCGCCTGCGCCGGTCGTTTGCGCGGCTTGCTCGAACTCGACGCGCATCGAGTCCGGCATCACCGCCGCCGCATCGCTGCCGAGGTTCGCAACCGCTGCCATCAGCTTGGCAATGTCATCCTTGGTGGCCTGCGGGCCGTACTTGCCCACCCGCATCGGCAAGCCGTAGATGTCGGCAAAGGCCATCCAGTCGCGCCATGTCCAGGCCTTGCACATGCAGGCCACGGCGGCCAAGCGCGCCAGCCCGCCACGGATCGGCAGGCCCGATCGAATCTTGGGCGTATGCACGATGAACTTGTACGGCGGCAGCGGCAGGCCATTCACGGCATCGCCGGCGTCGATCAGGCGCAGCTCGGTGCCGGTGTCGCGGTCGTAGGTGAAAAACCGTGGATCGCGGGCGATGAACTGCGGCCGCCACAACGCGCCAGAGCGATCCCACACAATTTCCGCTACCGCAAAACCTTTGCCGAGTGCGTCAACCAGGTGCGCCACCATCTCGCCGAACTGGGCGCTGTCCACGATCTCGCGCACCGCATCGGCGCGGCGCACGTCCTCGGGTTTGTCGCTGGCCGCATCCACGCGCACATCCAGCCCAACCAGTGCCAGCTTGCGGGTGCCGAGCACGCTGGCGTAGTGCAGGTCCTTTTCTTCCATTTCCTCGGCAAGGGTCAGGTATTCGTAGGCATCGCCTGCGGCGGCCGCATCGAGAATCCCGCGCAGCCGCGCCGGGGTGATGTCGCCCAAGGCGCTGTGCCAGGCCTGCCGGATGCCGGCCAGGCTCGGCGCGGACAACTCATCACGCAGCACCGATTGCGTGGGCGGGGTGATGCGCTGCAAGGCGCGATGGATCGAATGGCGCAAGCGGTCGAACATGGGTCAATCCTCCCGGCGCGTGCGCCAGCCGGCGCCGCGCCGAATCAGGCGCGGCAGGTCGGCGGACGGGGTCACGCGGTGATAGTCGAAGGTTTCCGCGCCGGTGTCGGCCGCGTTCAAGGCCAGAAAGCACGCCCACGCACGGTCGGCATGGCCGGCGCTGTCCGAGTCGGCCACAAAGCGCGGCGTGCCGGTGGGGCCGGTCACTTTCTTGAGCTTGTGCAAATCGGCACGCAGTGCGTGATCGCCCTCGGGGATGCGAATCTGACGATCCTCGAAGGCCTGCTTGCCGCGCGTGGCCAGGGTGATCTTGTTGGGGCCGGTGAACAGCACGCCTTCGATGCGCGCCTCACCATGCCGGCGCTGCGCATCCTGCACGGGTTTTTCGCCCATGCCGGTCTGGTCCATGCACACCCGCACCACGCGATAGCGCTGCATTACGTCATCCAGCAAGGCGTCCTGCTCGGCAAAGCTCACGCCACGGCGGGCAATGACTTCGCGCGTCCAGTACACATCGCCCACTTGCTCCACCACCCAGATCACGAACAGGTCGTTGCGTGCGGCAATGTCCACGCCCACGTAGCAGGCGCCGCCCTGGTAGGCGTCCGGCTCGCCGGCATCGGCGTGTTCGCAGGCGCTGATCAATTCGAACGATAGCCAGGCGTGCGCTTCATCCAGCCATTTGAGCTCGTACTCCTGCGCCCAGGCATCTTCGTCACCCACGCCGCGGCGCAGTTCCTCGATGTCGCGCGGCAGGCCATCGGCCACCGCCTGATAGATGTCGGTCTGGTGTTTTTTCCACACCGGATCGCTGGCCGTCATCAGCTCGTAGAACTTGTTGGCCTTGCCGTTTGGCGTGGAAATCACCCGCAGCTTGAGGCCGGGCTTGGAAATCACCGGAAACAGCGCCCGCCAGATCGCGCGGCTGTCCTGATGGAAGGCGAACTCGTCCAACAGCACGTTTGCACTGAAGCCGCGCGCGGTGTCCGGGTTGGCCGGCAGCGCGGTGATGCGGCTGCCGCCTGGCAGCTCCACCTCCAGCGATCGGATACCCGCATCAAACGGCAGGTCAAGCTCCTTGAACCCGGCTTGCAAGGCGTGCAAATGTAGTTTCACGCCCTCGTTCATCGCCTCGCGCGCCTGGCGCTCGCCACGGCTCAGGATCACCCAGCGCGCTCGTTTGCCCGCCACCTCGGCGCGGATGCAGTCGAGCACGATCTCCAGCGTCGAGGTGAAAGTCTTGCCGCACTGGCGCGCGAACATCGCGCACTTGAAACGTGATTCATCCTGCAGCCAGCGCCGCTGATACGGGAACAGCTGGAGCGCCGGATCACTCATAGGTCATAGGCCGCCTTGATGACCGCCGCCACAGCGGCAGGGTCCAGTGCGCCACTGGCGCCCAGGGCCTCGATCTTTTCGCGCTGCTCGCGCAAGGCCATCTCACGCGCCTCGGCGGCAATCTTGGCGCGACGCGATACGCCCATGCGGCGCGCATCGTTCACCTTCACCGCAATGGCCGCAAAGCGGGCCGCATCCTCGGTTTTCAGCTCGCCGCCAGTGCGCGCTTGCTGCACGGCCTTGATGGCAAACACGGTCGCCGCTTGGGTGAGGTAATCCGCCGCTGCCTCGCCGAACTGGTCGCCGGTGCCGCCAAACACCGCCTTGGCGGCGGTCTCGATCTCCATCAGCTCGTGCATGTCCTCGCGGATGCCTTGCTCGTGGCGGTGCAGGGCGCTGCGCGACACCTCGGCCGCAGGTTCGCCCGGCCAGCGCCGGCGCAGGTCGGCAATCAATTCATCCAGCGTCATCGAGCCTGCGCGGATGGCGCGCTCGATATAGGCCCGCTGCTCTTCCGGCAGGCGCGTGATGCTGGAGGTCTTGCGCCGGCGCAGGCGAGCCATGTCACAGCCTCCGGCGCGGGGCGGATAGGCCCTCGATGTCGATGCCCCCGCGCAGGTAATCCTCGCCACGTTCGGTCAGACGCACGCCCATGGCATTGGTGTGCAGTGGCTCCAGCGCCACCAGCCCGGCCCGCTCCAGAAATGCCAGATCACCCTCCACCTGCTCGATGTCGAGGTTCTGCAAGCTGGCCGCATACAGCGCGGTCTTGAGTGTGGTGGACGTGGTGATGCCGCCGGGTCGAGCTGCGGTTTCGCGCAACAGGATCAATCGACGATCTTCGATCAAGGTGCGGGCAAAGGATTTCGTCATGGCAGAGTCCTCAAAAAGTCCTGGATGCTCAGCACGGCCTCTTGCGTGCTCTTGCTGCGCTCGATCAGCGCAGACAGTTGTTCGCTTTGCTGTTGCTGGCGCGCGCGGATGTCGTCGATGCCGATCAGCTGCACCTCGATCACCGACAGGCGCCGGTCGATGCGGTTGGTGTGGTCGCGCGTGGTCTCGTGCCGGTGCCAGATCATCAGGATCAAGCCGGTATGGGCCAGCACCAGGCCGAGCGACACCACGGCCAGCAGGGGAATCAGGTCCATCGGCACTCCTTGGGTTACAGCCATCCAGCGACCTCCGCCATCATTTGGCATTCGAAACACCGGCGCGCATGGGGCGCGGCCGCCAGACGTTCGGCAGGCACCGGCATGCCGCAGTCGAGGCAGTCGCGTGGTGCGCCGGCCGGCAAGGCCGGATCGATCTCATCGCGCAACACGGCCGCACGGTGCGCTGCCAAGGCGCGTTCGATGTGCGCATCGATCTCGGCATCGGACAGGTCAGCCAGATCAGCCATGGCTGAATCTCCCAGGCTCATCGGCCAGCAAGGCTTCCAGATCGGTGATCACCATCGTCAGAACCACCGCCTGCAAATGCGAAGCGCGACGGAACGCGATGGATGTTTCAGTATCCGACTGCCTTTTCTCCAACTGCGCACGACGGTTCGCGTAGTCGCGCAACAGGGGCAGCAAGCTGGCCGCCGGCACAGCCTGGCCCGGCGACACCTTCAGCCGCAGCGGCCGCGCAGTAGCTTTGGTGGACGGCGCGCTCATGGTCGGCGTGCGCCTCCATCAATCGCAGCATCCGGCAGCGGCAGCGGTGGTACTGCTCGGCGGCCGCCAGATAGTTGCGGATCAGTGCCGGAAGGCTGTCGCCCGTCAGCGTCGGCAGTGCGACCGGGCACGGCTCCATCAGCGCCTTCGGCAAGGATGGCGGTGGCATCGGTGGCAGGGTGGGCACCAATGGCGGCCGCGTTCCATGCGAGCACGCCATCAGGCCCAATGCGGCAATCCACCCACTCAGGATGACGCGCCAGCAAACTCTCGATGTCGGCGCGCTGGCTGGCAAATGCCGCATCGAGCGAAGCAAGGTCATCATGCAAACCCTCGGCGGTAGTCTCAAAACGAATCTGTGCGCTGCGGAAATCCTGCGCCACGGCCAAGCCACGTCGCCGCAACTCCAGCGAGGCGGCATCAAGCGCATCCACATGGCGGCGCAGGTCGTCGCGCTCGATCTGCGCATCGCGCCCGCTGCGCCATTCCGAACCCACCCAGGCGCCCACGGCAAAGGCAGCCACCGCCATCACCAGCAGCGCAGCCAGCGCAGGGCCGAGTGGCAAGGTGCCAGGCAGCGTCATGGCGTCACCTCACAAGCCGGCGCCCCCGACCACCCAGCCGCGTGATAGGCCGGTTCCAGCTTCAACAGGATGCGTTCCACGTAACTGCGATTTTCGCGCTTGGCCCAGCCGGCGCGGGCGGTGTAATGCTCCACCTGACCAAACCACACATCATCCTCTGCGCCCTGCGCGGCCGCGCGCTTGCGGTCGCGCCGCAGCCAGCCCTCGCCGCCGTTGTAGGCCGACAGGCCAAACGCCCAGGTGTCGCACTCGGTCGCGCCGGGATTGCGCGTGGTCAGCCAATGGTCGTAGATCACCATGGCGCGCACCGCTTGCACCGGGTCCCATGGATCAAACCCGCCCAACTTGTCGGGGAACTTGGCGGCAATCCATTCGGCGGTGGCCGGGGTGAATTGCGCCATGCCGTGCGCGTACTGACTGGCCGCCTTGGGCCGCCACAACGATTCGGCATGAATCTGTGCCGCAATGCGCGCCGTCGGCGCAGCAATGCCCCACACCTCGGCCGCTTCACGCTCCACCATCAGGCGGTGCAGGGGCGCAACTTCGGGCAGGGTCGGCGCGGCCTCGGCCGCGCGGGCCGCACAAGCTGGAAACAACCCACCCAGCACCCCAGCCACCAGCAACGCGCACCCGCAAATGCGGATCGCGGATGGTCCAAGTACGGCATGCAGCGCGCGACGGATCATGGCGCAAACGCCGCCGCGATGATGGCCGCTGCCATCAGGGTGACGCGCCGGGTGTAGGCCATGGCGCGCTCGATGCCTTCGAGCTGGGCCACATGCGGATCATCCCACGTGTGAAACAGCGCCACGCCGATCAGGGCCGACGCAATGATCTTGGCGCCCAGCCACGCGCCCACCAGCAGCTTCATTGGATTCGCCAGCGCCACAACGCCGATCAGCACCAGCGCCAGCAACACCCACGCGGCACGATCACGGTGGCCAAACAGCCAGTTCGAAAGGGATTTGATTCGGGTTCGAAGATCCATTGCACGCTCCGCTGACAAAAGAACCCGGCGACGGCGGAGGGGAGTCGCCGCCGCCGGGTGCCCTGTGCGTGCGATGGGAAGGGGTCACCGCACACGCACCCAGCTTGCGCGCGCGCGGCGGTTTGAAGGTAAGGAAGCCCTCCCCCGAAACAAAAGCCCCGCCGAAGCGGGGCTGGGTTGGGCTGGTGTGGCAGGCGATTACGCCTCGCCCTCATCCTCTGGGAACAGCCATCCTTGCATCTTCGCGCGACGCAACAGGGTTTGCTCCCGCACGATCTGAGCGATTCGGCGTGGCGTCACCTTGTATTGCCGCGCCAACAGCTCGTAATTGCCGCTGCGCGCCGCGTGGAAAATTTCGTCGTACATCAGCGCCCGCTTGAGGTCTTCGCCGGCGGGCAAGTACAGGTTGCGCCCGCCCACATAGAACGCCTGCGCCGCCACCACGGCCCGCGCCAGCACCTCGGCGCGCTCGGGCTTGACGTTGGCTCGCACCATCGCCAGCACGCTCACATCCAGCAAGGCGCGCAACACCGCGGGCCAACGGTTGGTTTCCACCCCACGGCTGACGGTATCGGCCAGGGCTGCGGCATCCTGCATCTCCAGCTCGAAGGCTTCCGGTTCGTCGTTCATGCGTTCGGCTCCTGCTTGGCGCGCGCCTCGGCGATATAGGCGTCGCGTTGTTCGGACGTCCACACATCCAGCGAGTGCATGTGATTGGCATACAGCACCGCATCGGTGAATGGATTGTCGGCAGCGTTCTGCGCGCGTGGCGCATCGCGATGGCGGCCCGCGCGGCGCATGTCTTCCTGTTGCCGCTCGGCCTCGGCCTCGTGCTTGTCGGCCAGGGTGAATACCACTTTTCGCAGGTAGTTGTGGCCGCCCAGCGGCAAGCCCGCAGGCGGCGTGGCCAGCAACTGTTCGATGCCTGCGGCCCACAGTGCGGCCGGCGCTGCGCGCCACACGCCGGCACGCTCATCACTGCACACGCGGCCCGCATCAATCAGCGCAATCAATTCCTGCGCGATCTTCACCGCACGCGCCAGCCGCAAACCCTGCTTGGCCGGCTTGAACAGGCGCAGATAGCCGAGCACCGCCCGCCCCAGCGCCGGGTCCATCGCGGCAAACAAGGCCGCCAAACGCTTGCCATCGCCTTCGATGAACCCGGCCTCGATCGGGAACTCGGTGCCGCAGCAGGGGCAGTTCAGTTGCACTTACGCCCTCGCCACATGCCGACGGCGGTCGTATTCCAGCGCCGCCACCACCTTGCGCAGCACCTCATCGGAGCAGAACTCCAGCCGCTCGCCACCGCCCAGCTTTTTGCCGAGCGCGTGGCCATAGGCCCACGGCTTGCGGCCCGTGGCCAGCAACGCGCCGATCTTGCGCAGCAGCGGCTTGTCGTTGACGTTGCGCGGTCGGTCGGCGCGCACATCGAACGCGCGCCCTTGGCTGCGATTGAGGTGCGCCAGCACCGCGGCCAGTTGCACATCCGTCATGGCCGCGCAGCTTTCACACGCCGGCCCATGCTCGCCGGAAACCCGCACCTGCATCGCACGGCGCGCTTCTTCGTCCATGCCCAGCTTGGTGGCTGCGGCGTGGATGGCGGCAATCACACGGCGGCGGCTGAAGGGTGCGGCCGACGCACTCATGCCACACACTCCTGCACCGCAAACCCATCATCGCCCTGCAAGGCCTGAATGAGCTTGTCCAGATCGCCATCGGTGGCCGCCAGCACGATCACATCGCCCGTGTTCAGCACGTTGACACCGAGCTTCTTGAGCGTACCCACATCGAGATTCTGCAAAGCCTTCTTGATCGGCTTTTCCGTCACCTTCACCAGGGCTTCAACCTGTTGCGGCAGGTGCTTGTGAATCAGCTTGATCGTGGCCGCTTCATCGGCAATGTCCAGCCCGCCGCGCCCCTTCTGGTAGCCCACTCGGATGCCGTGCAATACCCGCGTGCGCGGCTCCGTGAACAAGCTCGGCGCGGCCTCGATGGCGGCGCGCAGTTCGTCCTCAGCCCGCTTGTGGGCGCGCAGCGCATCAAGGATGCCAGCACGGTGCTGCTCGCGCATCACCGTGATTTCAGCATCGAGCGCGTGGATTGCGGCCGCAAGGTCATCACGGCAGGCGGCGTAGTAGCGGGTGCGTTCTTCGATTTCGGTCATGTCGGTCACGGGTCAATCCTCCGGGTTGGCGGCTGCAAACCGCATGTCTTGGGCAATGTCGGAAAACTTTTCGGCGATGCACGGCGCAAGCTCTGGCCGGTGTAGGTCAAACCATGCGGCGCGCAAGGTCTCCGCCGTTTGGCGTGAGCATCCAAACCGGCGCACCACCTCGTCGGTGCTGGGCGCTCGCGTCATCGCGTCCGCCCACAAGGCAAACGCCATCGCGCGACGCAACACGCGCCCTGATTGGCCTCGGCGGCTCATGTTGCCCATGACAGCCTCCGATGCGCATCGCTGGGCCCGATGACCTCCCACTCCACTTTTGCGCCGTGGCACACCGCCACGTACACCGTGCGCGTGGCGCCATGTTGGGTAACGCGCTTGTGCAGCGCGCCGCGCAACCAGCAGCGCACCGGCGGCGGGTCAATGCGGATGATCGGCCTGCGGCCGCGCAGCTCGATCTCGCGCACCACGCACCCCATGTCATCGAGGTGGAACACCGCATCCATGGCCGACTTGGCCGCGTCAATGAAATAGGCATTGCCCAGGGCAAGGCTGGCCTTGGTGGTGTTCATTCCGCACCTCCCAATTCGCGCCATGCCGCTTTCACGTCGGCGCCGTTGATCGTGCGCCCCTCGGCCGCCGCGTGCATCGCAGCCAGCCGCAGGGTTTTGGATACCCCGCGCAGCGCGCCGGGCTTGCTCGCAATGCCCATCAGCGCCGGCCGGCATTCTTCGCCCGCGTTCCAGGCGTCGGCCAGGGCCTTCACATCCTCCGAAGCTGGCCGCACCAGCCGCACCCTTTTCCCGATGCGTGAAAACAACCGATCCAAATACGCCGCACGGTTGCCGCCCGTCATGCGTGCATACACCTGTTCATTGCCAACCAGGGCGATACCGATGCCGGTGGCATCATGGATGCCGCGCACCTGGTCGAGCGCCGCCACCGTCAGGTGCTGCGCCTCATCGATTACCAGCAGCCCGCCCGTGCCAGTCACGCGCTTGCACACCGCGCGATGCAGACGCGCTGCGCTACCCACCGCGCCACCCGCCGACACCGCATCGGCCACTTCCTCCAGCGCCATCACCACGCCCGCCGAAGCCGGGGTGATCGTGGCGTGCCACACGTTCGGCGCCATCCTCTCAAACTGGCGGATGCTGGTGGTTTTGCTCATGCCTGCGCCGCCGTAGATCACCGCAATGTCACCAGCCACCTGCGCGTAGCGCAGCGCGGCGATGATGCGCAGCGTGCTGGGAGTTTCGATATAGTCCGGCGCCGCCGGCATGGCTCCGGCGCTGGCGCGCTTGGCCTGCTCACTGTCGAACCAGCGCAGCACCTTGGCCTCCACCGCCGCGTTGTCGCCGGCGTAGGTGCCCGATAGCCACTGACTCAGTGAGGCGGCGCTGATGCCCGCCTCACGCGCAATCCGCACCTGACTGAGTGCGCGGTTTGCCTCCATCATCGCCCGCAGCTCAAGCCGCAGGTCCGGCGTGTAATCCACCGATGCCGTACTGGGCATCGAATCATCGTTGCTGTTGTCCATGTAACATTCCTTCCGCAGTGAGGGGTGTTTGTTGCTTGCTGCTGGCCCGTGGTGGTTGCCGCCACCTCGGGCCGTCTTGCTCCTAGATCTGATCGCGTTGG